TCCAAAACAAACTGAACTTGGTAAAGATGATGATGGTAATTTAATTAATGGTCAATTTATAAATCTTCCTTATTATAATAAAACAGAAAGAAGAGGATTTAATTTAGATGGTACACAATTTTCTTTTGAACAATTTATAAAAGTTATTGAGTCAAATACATTTACAGCAGATGAGTTAGAAGATTTTTCCATTGAACATGTAAACCAAATGTTAAAAGGTGGTGCAGAAGAATTTAGAGATGGTCCTCCATGTTTACAGAGAATGACTATTGATAAGTTATCTGATGGCAGAGATAGGTTTTTATATAATTATATGATCTTTGCTAAAAAGAAATATCCAGATAATTGGGAGGAAATGGTTAAAGGAGCTCCTAATAAATATTTTGCTGCTGATTCAAATGGTAATATTGATTGGTCAGAAGATAAAACTAAAAAGAAATTAAACTCTTGGAAGAGAGAAACAAAAGGACATACTTGTAATGAAGACCCAATTCAACCTGTATGTATGAAAGCAGAATGTAGAAAAAGAAAGTTTGGTTATTTATCAGATAAGAAAAGAGTTTTTCCAGCGTTGAGTGGTTTACAAAAAATAACTTATCCTGAACCACAATATACATTTAATGTAACATTAGCTGATGGACAAACTACAAAAGAAGTTAGAGCAAAAAACATTAAACAAATTATTGAACAAGATAATATCAGAGCAATCATAGGTGCAGCGGCTGATCTAGTTCCACCTAAATTAAAAATGAATGAGTTTCAAGATATATTAGATAATCTATTTCCACCTAAACTAACCACTTCTCCACCTAAAGGTACTACACCGGATGAATTATTACAGGAGTATTTATCAAAATATTTACATGGACCAAAAGCAACTACGTATGCTGCATTTAAAACAGGTGCTGTTTTGATTCAAGATAGTAGAGCTTATTTTCTTTTCTCAAGTTTTTTTGACAGTTTAAAAAATAAAGAATGGAAAGAAGATAGGGGTAAGACTGCAGAACATATGGCAAGATTATTTGAAGCTAAATTCTTAGTTAGTAAAAGATTTCCAAAAAAATCTGGTGATACAACCTCACATCCTCCAGTAGATGTTACTGAAGTCTCACTAGATAAGTTTCCTGAGTTACTTTCTGATGAAGAGATCAAACCAGAAATTGTTCAAAGCAATGATAGAGAGGATATATTTTAATGATTAAAAAAATATTTGGTCCTCCAGGCACAGGTAAAACTACAACCTTATTAAATTTGGTAGATGAGTACATTAAAAAAGGTACAGATTTAAATAAGATTGGTTACTTTGCTTTTACTAAAAAAGCAGCTAATGAAGCTAAAGAAAGAATGTTAGAAAAAAATCCACATTTAACTAAAAAAGATTTAGTACATTTTCAAACTTTGCATTCTCTAGCTTTTAAAACATTAGGTATGAGTGAAGATAGAGTTATGCAACCAATTCATTATGAACAGATTGGTAAAGAATTAAATTTAAGAGTAACAGATACAGGAGATGGATCTGGTTATTTAAATTTTAATAGTGAATATTTTAAATTAATTAACAAAGCTAGAGTTAAAAACATATCTGTAGAAGAAGAATTTAATACAAACGAATGGTCCAGAGATGTAGATTATGAAACATTAGGTCACGTTTATTTAAATTATAATCATTTTAAAGGTGATACTTTATATGATTTCAATGATATGATTACAAAATTTGTAATTGAAAAAAATAAATGTAAAGAATTTGATGTAGTTTTTATAGACGAAGCTCAAGATCTATCGCCTATTCAATGGCAGATGTTTGATGTATTAAAAGAAAAATCAAAAGATGTTTATTTAGCTGGTGATGATGACCAAGCTATTTTTGCTTGGGCTGGCGCAGATGTTAAAAGATTTTTAAACGAACCAGCTGATGAAGAAGTATTACCTTATTCAAATCGTGTACCAAAAAATATACAAGATCTATCTAATGTCATTGTTGGTAGAATACAAACTAGAAAACAAAAAGAATATTTACCTAAAAAAGGATCTGCAGGTACAGTTGAGTTTATATATAATATAGATCATATTGATTTAACTAAAGGTAAATGGTTGATATTAACTAGAACAACTTATCGTTCAGATGAGATTTCAAAACAATTAAGAAAAAATAATATTTATTTTAAAAGTAGGTTTGGTAAAAGTTTTAGTTCAAGATTATACAAAGCCATATTAAACTTTGGAGAACTTTGTAAAGGATCAGCTATATCATTAGCTGATGCAAAAGAATTATCTGAATATGTTTCTAGAACTTTTAAATTAAAAGAATCTCAAGCTTTATATAGAATACAGGATTTGGGTTATCATGAGTCAGATATCTGGTACAATGTATTTACAAAAGCAGATCAAGATGAATGTTTTTATATTAGAACAATGTTATCTAATAATGAAAAATTATCTCAAGAACCAAGAATAGAAGTTTCTACCATACACGCTGCTAAAGGTGGTGAATGTGACAATGTTATTTTAGTATTAGATAATGCTAGAAAGATAAGAGAGTCTGTAGAAAACAATATAGAAAAAGCAGATGAAGAACATAGAGTGTGGTATGTGGGTGCAACAAGAGCCAAAGAAAACTTGTATTTATTAAAACCAAAAAAAGAAAGGTATGGATATCAGTTATGACAACAAAAGATATGTTTGAAAAAGCTTTTCCACAAGAAAAGCAGATAGGTGGGAGTCACTATAAATCTTTTCACATTCAACCATATGAATTTATATCTAAAAATAATCTCTCGTTCTTTCAGGGGAACGTTGTGAAGTACGTTTGTAGGTACCAGAATAAAAATGGAATAGAGGATTTAGAAAAGATAATTCACTATTGCGAACTAGAGATAAAAAAAATAAAAGATATGAAAAGGAAGAAATGAAATATAAGTGTGTTATATGTCATAAAAGAAATATGGCATACAATTATGCTTTTAAATGTAAAAAATGTTATAAAAAGGAAAAGTATGAAGGAAAAAGGAAGAAGATGGGACGGTAGGTCCAGAATAGCTACCGAACAATATAAAAATAACTATGATGCTATTTTTAAAAAGAAAAATGTAATGACGGAAAAAGAATGGGAAGAAAAATTAATAGGAACAAAAAATGACAAAAAAGTAAAAGGTAAAAATAATGTTTAAATGCTTTCATTGTAAAAAAGAATTACTTTGGCAAAATGATTTTGATACTGAGGATACATATCCTGATTCAGAACATCAAATAGTATCTATGTATCAATGCACTAATAAAGAATGTGAAGCTTGGTATGAAGTTTACACACATAAAAAGGAGAATAAATAATGAAAGTACCACTATTCACAGCGCAGACAGAATGGATTGAACCAGAGGAATATCCAGATTTAAGACAATATGATGAAATTGCAGTAGACTTAGAAACAAGAGATCCTGATTTAAAAATAAAAGGATCGGGTTCAGTTATAGGTAATGGTGAAGTGGTTGGCATAGCTGTGGCTGTACCAGGTAGAAAATTTTATTTTCCAATTGCTCACGGATCAGGGAGCAATATGGATAAAAAAAGAACATTAGAATGGTTTAAAGATACAATGGCTTCTAATGCTATAAAAATATTTCATAATGCAATGTATGACGTATGTTGGATTAGACAAATGGGAATTAAAATTAATGGTCTTATTGTAGATACGATGATTGCAGCAAGTTTAATTGATGAAAATAGATTTGCTTACACATTAAATGCTTTATCTTGGGAATATCTAGGTCATGGTAAGAATGAAGCGGCCTTAAATGAGGAAGCAAAATCAAGGGGTTTAGACCCAAAAGCTGATATGTGGAAACTTCCACCTATGTATGTAGGAGCTTATGCAGAAAAAGATGCTGAACTTACATTAGAGCTTTGGCAAAAATTTAAATCAGAAATCATACAACAAGATATTGAATCTATTTTTAATCTTGAAACAGATTTATTTCCTTGTCTAGTTGATATGAGATTTAAAGGAGTACGAGTAGATGCAGACAGAGCTGCAGCACTGAAAGTGCAACTACAAGAACAAGAAAAAAATCTATTGCTAGAAATAAAAAAAGAAACAGGCATAGAACCACAAATTTGGGCTGCTCGTTCGATTGCCAAAGTATTTGATAAACTTTCCTTGACCTACGATAAAACCGAGAAAACAGAGTCACCTTCATTTACAAAAAATTTCCTTTCAAATCACAATAATAAATTTGTTAAAAAAATAGCAGAAGCTAGGGAAATAAACAAGGCACACACTACTTTCATTGATACTATATTAAGGTTTCAACATAAAGGTAGAATACACGCTGAAATAAATCAAATAAGATCAGATTTAGGTGGTACTGTGACAGGTCGTTTTAGTTATAACAATCCAAATCTACAACAACTTCCAGCAAGAAATAAGGATTTAGGGCCTATGATTAGATCTTTGTTTTTACCAGAAGAAGGTTGTACCTGGGGTTGTTTTGATTACTCACAACAAGAACCTAGATTAGTTGTGCATTATGCAACATTACATAAATTTCCATCTGTTTATGATGTTGTAGATGCTTATAAAGATGATGTAGATACAGACTTCCACCAAACAGTAGCTGAGATGGCCAACATACCTAGATCACAAGCTAAAACAATTAACTTAGGTTTATTTTATGGAATGGGTAAAACAAAACTACAGGCAGAATTAGGTGTAACAAAAGAAAAAGCAAAAGAACTTTTTGATCAATACCATAATCAAGTTCCGTTTGTTAAACAATTGATGAACTCAGCATCTAATAGAGCGCAGAGTCACGGTCAGATAAGAACGTTACTTGGTAGACTTTGTAGATTTCATTTATGGGAGCCAAATATGTTTGGTATGCACAAAGCAATGAGTCACGAAGATGCACTCAGGGAACACGGACCAGGGATCAAGCGAGCTTATACATACAAAGCTTTAAATAAATTAATTCAAGGTTCTGCTGCTGATATGACAAAGAAAGCTATGTTAGAATTGTACAAAGAAGGAATTGTTGCACATATTCAAATTCATGATGAATTAGATTTATCTGTAGAATCTCCAGAGCATGCTAAAAAAATAATTGAAATTATGGAAAATGCTGTTACACTAGAAGTTCCCAATAAAGTAGATTATGAATCTGGCGAAAATTGGGGTGATATTTATGGATAATGGCTTATTTAAATGCAAACACACCACCAATATATTGTAAAATTCGTAAGGAATATCTTTATGATATGGATCCCAAATATAATCAAGAGAGTGAAGAATGTGTTATCTTCGGTGTCGCTTCTATTTCAGGACGTGCCTTATTATTTCATATCATGTTACCAAATGGTGCGGTCTATTATCGTTTGCCTATCTCAGCGTTTTTCCAAAAACGTTTTTCTAGAACCGAAGTGCCAAATATGTCGGTTGACGAGTTACAGTTGTGGAACAGTTTTAGTTATTGGCCTAGTGTTCATACTTTTGATTTCCTGGCTAATTTAAACTGTAAATTTAAAGGTAAGGATAAAAAATTCTATGCTGGACAATATTTATTTACTATTGACTGGGCACATCCAGAGACTAATATACTCAATACAGAACATTCTGAA